TTCCACGCAGCTAAAACATCACCTCCTGGGCTGTATAATATCAAACTAATTTTGTTTGATTTTTTGAATAAAATATCTAGATGCTCAGAAAATAACTCTACTGTATCAGTAGATATTTGGGTTGCCATTCCTGGTCTATCACCTGTAATATAGGCGATTACTTTGGAATTTCGTATTTTTTCAATTTTTTTATAAAGTTTAATTCGATCACGATACATAGCAATTCTCCTTATATAACTTGTTGTTACACCTTTTTAATTCACTTCTCCCTCACGCCCGACCACGCCCAAATGCTTACAAAACGCGCCCAAACCAGCGGACACGACCGTGGACTTTCAACATATCCAGAAAATCATCTCCCGTGACATCAGTATATCCTCGGTCAGGATTTTCAGACCGTAAACGCCACCCATCAGGGAGGCGCTGAAATCTTTTGACCATCAGGGCATCACCCAGAGTGGCGGCATAGATGAACCCATCTTTTGGCAACTTATCAGACTGATCAATAAGGATTGTGTCACCATCTTTTATGAGCGGCTCCATTGAATCTCCGCGAACGAGGAGCATGGCGCTTGCCATCGGATTAATGTGTTCGCGTTGAAGAAAATCCGTGCGAAACGCATACATTCCTTGTACTTCTGCCTCTGTTTCAAGGCTTTCGCCTGCTCCCGCAACTGCGGAATATTTAGGAATAAATGAATAGGCAGAAAAAGGGGAGAGGGTGGTTTGGGAGGATAAATTGAGATTGATATTTAGGGCGTCAAAAACTTTTCCGATCTCAATAACGCTCGGATTTCGTTCCCCGTTAAGCCAACGTCCCAGTGTAACTGGATTCACACCGGTTTTTGCAGCCAGTGCCGCTACTGAACCGAATTGTTCCTTGGCTGTTTTCAATGCCGCAAGGATGGATGACTGAAAATTTTTCATAGCTATGAATACCATTAGGTATTTTTTTAAACCATACCACAAATGGTTTTACGTGTGGACTTTTGTATAACCATTTGGTAAGTATAAGGCATGAAAACGAAAATATTCCTCGAAATGACCGAATTCCTTAAGCGCAATCCGATACCTGTCAAACGATTGGCTGAAGAAGCGGGGGTTGCCGCACCAATTTTGACGCGTGTGCTGACAGGAGAGCGGGACGATATGTACTCCCGCAATGCTGACAGGGTTCGAGACGCTATGCTCAGGTTATCCGCCCCCACCACGCGCCCCGGAGGGGAGGAGGGGGGCGATGAGTGAGGGCGTTTTTTCTTTCTTCCGTGACCTTAGTGGCCTCATGCTTCTCTTTGTCTTTGTGACGGGCGCGTGGGCATTCCTCATCATGGGTATCCTTGCAGCTCTCAATGCATGGTTCGGAATCGAACTGCCTGCCCGGTGGAAGAAGCGGACATGACTGACGCCGACCTTGCCCGAACCATCATTGCCGCCAATGTCACCTTCTTTCTGATTCTGGCGGTGTGGTGGTTCATGAACCGGAGAAAATGACATGCCTGACCTCATTCCCATTACCTTCAAAGCCACGGAAGAGTTCTCCGACTGGATGTGCCGCCAGTATGGCGAGCTGGATTTATCCCGTTCGGAGTTCATACGACAATGTGTGCGTATTGCTGCGCCGTTGCTGAAAGAACGCCCCGAACTCCTTCAGGCTGATGACCAGAGAATAGCAAAGTATATGCCGCATGTCGGTAAGTTTGTGGAAATACTGGATAAAGTCTAGACAAAGGCTGGATTTATGGAGCTGAAGATTTTTGAAAAGTCGGAGTTCGGTTCCGTCCGGGTAGTCATGAAGGACGGCGAACCGTGGTTTGTGGCAAGCGATGTTGCAAAGGAGCTGGGGTATGAAAAAAATTGTTTTGAAAATCATATTTCCGAACTTTTTGTGGAGTTTAAAGAAACTTTAGGATTAGATTTATCCACATATGACCCCACTGACTTAAATGCTTTTATGTCTCAAAATTCACTTCTATATATCAGTAATTTTGGGTTAGAACTGTTGTTTGAATATTTATATGATCGTGACTATCAACATTTAAAATTGATAGTTGATAAGATCGATATTGGTTATGTGTATATTATTGATGATATAGATAATAATAAAAGGAAAATAGGTAAAACAAAACATCCTAATATAAGAATATCTAGTGTGTGTAGTTCAGCAGGTGTAAAAAATAAAAAAGTTTTTATATCTGAACGTGTTATAAATTATTCCATTCTGGAAAAATTTCTGAAGGAAAAATTTATAGATAAAAATATACATGGAGAATGGTTTAAAAGTTCATTTGATGAAATCGTCACAGTATTAAAACAAAAAGAAGTGCGAATTTCCCCTGTTTTAGAAAAACTAAAAATAGTGTTTACGGACAACTCTAGTGCTGCTTTTCTAGAATATGCTCAACACTTTTTAGGATGGAAAAAATGAACGAATGCCACATCACTCTGACAACAAAAGTTACAGGCAGGGGGCAAATCTATTTCGTCAACAGGTTTGTGGGGGCTGATACGCCATGCTGACTGTTAAATGTCAGAGATGCGGCGCACAGGTGCAGGCGAAAATTTCTTCACGCAAATTTTGCGATGACTGCCTCAGGAAGCGCAATGCGGAGAGGATGAGGCAAAGCCGCGTCCATGAACGCCGCATGCCTGCCGATGATTCTCTTTTCTCCCGCGAGTGCCATGACTGCAAGAAGCCGACGACACAGTACCGCTGCCCGCAGTGTCATGAAGAATGGCGAAGAAAGCATGGCGTGCCGGAAGATGCCTGTGGAGAGGACATCTATCTCGGCGCTCAAATGCCTGAGTATTTTCTGTGATGACGGACTGCCGCCACCGCCTGCCGTCGCCGGAGCTTGCCGGGCGCACAACGTGGGAGCAGTTGCGGGAAGACCGGAAAAGATATCCGCACCTGCGGCCATGCATCAAGGCTGGATGGAACTGGATATACCGCAAAAGCTGCGAGAAATGCGGCGAAGCCGTAAAGAGGTGAATCATGGAAATTCTGACGCCTATCAGGGCAATGCGGGCGAAGTGCCTGGATTGCTGTGCGGGGAGCAAGCTTGAAGTCAAAATGTGCGGAATAACCGAGTGCCCGCTGTACCCTTACCGGATGGGAAAAAGCCCTGTCAGAAAAGGCCGCGCATTGACGGAAGAACAAAGGGCGGCTGCGGTTGAACGCCTTGCAAGGGCAAGAGCCTTGCGATGAACCTCTGCCGCCAGTGCGTCTATGCCCGGATGCCGGGACGAGAAAAAGGAAATGCCCCGGAGGAGAGTTCCGGGGCAGAGGAAAAAAAACAAATATCATACCTGCAAGGTGTCGTCACAATGAGCGATGAAACTGTAAAAGTCAAGGAAATACATGCGAGTCTGGAAAGGATTCGCCGGATTTCCATGCTCCGTGACAGGGTCGTGGAGCTACTGACGCGGATGATTGAAGCGGAACAGGAATACATCAAGCGTCTGGAAAGAGTATTATCATGAACAGCGATATCCGTCTTGCTGTGGGATTCTGGCAACATCCCAAGACAAAGAAAACCGCGCGAAGGCTTGGCCTTGAAGGCATCCGTTCTCTGCAAATACTGTGGCTCTGGGCGGCGCAGAACCGCGCAAACGGCAATCTTTCCGGCATGGATTGGGAGGATATCGAGCTTGCGGCTGACTGGCAGGGTGAAGAGCGGACTTTTTTTGAGCACTGCCTCGGCATGTGGATAGACGAGACGCCGGAAGGCTATGTTTTGCATGACTGGGCTGAGCATAATCCGTGGCAGGCGGAAGCTGAGGCCAGAAAGGAGCAGGCACGAGCCAACGCCCTGTCCGGATGGGAAAAACGCAGGGCCGCAAAGCAGGCGCATGAGCGCGGCAATGCGGACGGCAATGCCGATTCCATGCAACCGCAATGCGAAAATGATGCAGCCGCAATGCCGTCGCATGATTCCGGCAATGCTCCTTTCCTTACCTCTCCTGGTATTAATATTAACACTCTCACTTCGTTCGAGTGTTTGTCCCCGCCGGACGGCGGCGACGCCCCCCAGTCTGTCGAAAAGAATGTCCCGGAAGCGCCGGAACCACCCGAGGCGAAAGCTCCCGCCTGCCCCTATGAAGAAATCCGCGCCCTGTATCATGAAATCCTGCCGGACCATCCGCGGGTTGAAATCGTGAACGAGAAACGGCAGCGGGCCATGAAGGCACGATGGGCGGATATAGGCAAGCGCCTCAAGGCCAAGAGACAGCGCGACGGCCCGGAGGAACGGCTTGCATATCTGCGGCGTTTTTTCGGGCGGGCGTCGGAATCGGATTTCCTGACCGGGAAAAAGGCGTTCCGTGACGGTTCGGTGTACATCGCGGATTTTGACAAGCTCATGAGCCCGGGCGGCTTTGCGGGCGTGATTGAAGGCAAGTACGACAATCGGGAGTACCGGTAATGGCGAAGCATTACATGAGCGAAGAGAGGCTTGAGCTGGAACGTTGCCTTGTGGGCGGATTTCTGGGCTGCTGCGACAGGGAGCCGGGGCTTGCCGGGGATGCGCTGGCCCTTGTGTCGGGAGAAGGGGTAAAATCCGCCGACCTTGCGGACATATGGCGGGCGGTGGAGGAGCTTCACAAAAACGGAGCGGATATAGACCTTGTGAGCGTGTTCAATGCGCTGCACAGCCGCTTCCTCAACGGCAAGGGCCAGAACGTTGACGCGGTGACGATTGCGGAACTTTCCGGAAACGTGTTCGCCTACCGGGACGCGGTGCTGTTTTATGCCGATGCGCTGAACGCCATGAATCGCAGGGAGGCTCTGAACCGCGTACTGACCGCTGCCGCCGGGGAGTGCCTGATTCATGGAGCCGACCCGGACGGCATAGCGGCGAAGGCCATAGCGGCGATTGAAGGCGTGAGGACGCCGCAGACGGCGGAAACGCTGGACGGACTGCTGGACGGCATTCTGGCCGATGTGGAGAGCGGGGACGGAGCAGGGCCGCTCCCGACGCCCTGGACGAACCTGAACAACGTACTCAAGGGCGGCACGGCCCCGGGCGAACTGGTGGTGCTGGCGGGGCGGCCCGGTCTCGGCAAGACGGCCTTTGCGGGCTGCATGGCCGTGGAAACGGCGCGAAGCGTGGGGCCTGTGCTGTTCGTTTCCTGCGAGGTTCGGGACAGGACCATCGGCGCGCGCCTGCTGGCGCGTGAGGGGAAGATAGACAACAGGGCCTTCCGGCAGGGACTGGACAGGGCGGCAGGCCAGTTGCCGAAGATGCTGCGGGCGCGGGAGAGCCTGGCCGGAGTGCCGCTGAAAATCGTGGACAGTTCCAGCCGTGTGGTGCGCCCGGCGGAAGTGCGGAAACTTGCCCGGCGGATGAAGGACGGCCCGGCGCTGGTGGTCGTGGATTATTTGCAGCTCATGTACCCGGATGAGAAATGCAATTCGCGCGAGCAGGAAATCGCGGGCATGAGTCGGGCCATGAAACGTCTGGCCGTGGAGCTGAATTGCCCGGTGTGGCTGCTTTCCCAGCTCAACCGGAAGGTGGAGGACGGAGGACGCAAGCCGGAGCTGTCCGATCTGCGGGAGTCCGGAGCGGTGGAGCAGGACGCGGATATCGTCATGATGCTGCACACCGAGCGCAAGAACCAGAGTCTAACCAGAACGCCGGTGGAAGTGTTGGTTCGTAAGGGACGGAGCAGCGGCACCGGGACGGCGTACATGATTTTCGACAAGCCGTATGCGGATTTCACCGTGGACGAGCGCGGTGAAAGCTGGCGGGATAGTTTCAGACAAGCTCGGCGGGTGACCGATGACTTGTGACAGTTGCCCTGACGAGGCCGTGGGCGGCCCCATGGCCTGCCAACTGTGCGGGAGGGAAAGAAAAAGCATGATATCGTTCGTTTTGCCCTGCGTGCCCACGGCCCAGCAGAGGGCGCGGCACGCCATGCGCAATGGTCAGCCCATGGCCTACAAGAGCGCCGGTCAGAAAGCCAACGAGCGGACGCTGGATGCCCTGCTGATGCAATATATGCCTGCCGCGCCCCTGGCCGGGGCAATCTCGCTCGAGTTCCGGGCGGTGTTCCCCGCGCCGAAAAGCGCGGGCAAGTCCCGTCGGGCGGCCATGCTGCGCGGTCAGCAGTATCACACGCACAAGCCCGACCTAGACAATCTTGCCAAGCAGCTCAAGGACGCCATGACCCGTCTGCAATACTGGTACGACGACAGGCAGGTGGTGCGGCTGATTTGTCAGAAGGCATACGGTGAGACCGGGCGATGGGAAGTCTGCGTGCGGGAAATGGGGGAAGCATGAGCATGGAGCGTGATGATCCGCGTCGCTGCCCTGTCTGCGGGGAAAGGGGGAAACGCTATAACCGGAACACCCGCTATGACGGTTTCGGCATCCGCATAGGCTACCGCTGCCCGAAGTGCGGGGCCGAATGGGATACGAAGCTGCGGCGCGTGGGCAAGGCAAAAAATCCGTGTTCCGTGGATTAAGATTACACAGTGTAATGTGCGGGGCTTGATCCACCTCCCCTGACATGCGCTACACTCCCGGCAAAACCGGGAGTTTTTTTATGGCCGAGGCCATTGAACACAATGAGATTTTCCTGAACCGGCTCATGCGGCATGAAGGCGCGAAGCGTGCGCCGGACGGTTCGCATGTCGCCTATCGCTGTCCCGCCGGGGCGCTGACCATCGGGTACGGGCACAATCTGGACGCCAACCCCATCGAGGGGCTGGACGCGCTTTCCGTCATTTCCGAAGCGCGGGCGCGGGAAATCCTGATTGCAGACGCAGCCGTGTTTGCCGCCGCGCTGGATGAGGAGATCCCGTGGTGGCGCAGGCTCAATGCGCCGCGTCAGGCCGTGCTGCTGGACATGGCCTTCAACATGGGCGCGGGGGGGCTTCTGAAATTCGGGAACACCCTGCGGGCGGCGCGCGAGATGCGCTGGAAGGACGCCCGCGACGGCATGCTGGCCTCGAAGTGGGCCGGGCAGGTCGGGCGGCGCGCGAGTGAGCTTGCGGAACAGATGATGACCGGCAAATGGCCGGAAGAATGAGGTGAAGCATGGAACAGTTTGTCAATGACATTTTCGGTTCCTGGGCGGGGGTTGTCTTGGCCGCAATGGGGCTTTGCGCCGCTGTCTGCGCCCTGCTCCCCGCGCCGACGGAAAGCTCCGGCTCTGTGTACAGAGTCGTCTACAAGATTCTGAACTGGATAGCCATGAACATTGGCAAGGCCGAAAACGCCGACGACGCCGCGCAGGCGCAGAAGAAGGCGTGATGTGGGCGGCTGGCGGAATATGCTTGCGGCGGCTCTGCGGGCTTTTGCGGCGTTCCTGCAATACCTGCGGGCGCGCCGTGCTGCCGCTTTCCGCGCTCGCGCTGCTGCTGACGGTTCCGGGGTGCTGCTCGACCAGCTCAATCCAGGACATGCCGACTCTGCCGGTGCTGACCAGTCTGCAACGTCTGACGCTCGACGGAACGCCGGGCGTGTGGATGGATGACGCCGACGCCGGACGGCTGGCCGTGTGGATTCACGATGCGATGGGGACAAACTGATGCGAGGCGCGAACGTGGATATATCGCCGAACGGCTTGCGGGAAGCGCAGGAATATTCGTCTGTCCTTTCCAACCTTTTTCCGATCATGGTTGTGGGCGGCGTTGCCGCGCTGGTCCTGAATCTCAGGCGTTCCTATTACGAGCGTACCTGGGCACAGCGCATAGGCTCGCTTGCCGTCGCCGCCGTCACAGGCTGCGTCTCCGCCTCTGTCGCTGTTCTGGCTGTTCCCATGCTGTTCCCCGGCAGTTCCGCCGAGATGCATCTTCTTGTGGCCGCTCTCGGCGCAAGCTGCGGACAGAAGACGTTTGACGTGCTGATGCGCCGCGTCCTTGGCCTTTCCGTGGTCGACTTCCGCAAGCCGGAAGAACTTCGCGGCATGATGACCCCGGAAGAACGCTGTCAGCATGTCGAGCAGTGCCCGTTTCACCACGAACACGAAGAACGTGAAGAACGGGCAAAAAACGGAAGAAAGTAGAAAGTATTGCAAGAGAATCACGCGGCGGCAGGCCCCCCGGCCGCCGATCGCCCGCGGCAGCGGGGTAACGGGTGAACGGTCGCCTTGGAATGGGTCACGCATATCGTCGCCGGAGCGTGGCCGCCCTTCGCGGGGAAACGGGCGGGACAGCATGGCAGGGCCGGAATTTCGCGTGATGTACTGCCTGGGTGCCTCTTTCGGGGGGCTTGTTATCGGAACGGGCAAACACGGATGAGACCATGTCGGGATTGACGGAAGATCATATTGCAAGCGTGCTTGCGCATATCAGCAGCGGCCGGAGTGTGCGGAAATCGTGCGAACTGGTGGGCGTGCCCGTGCCTACGTTTTTGAAAAACGTGGATGGTGATCAGTACGCGCGCGCGAGAGATGCGCAGGCAGATGCACATTTCGATGAAATGACGGAGCTTGAGGAGCAGTGCCGGTCTGGCGAGCTGGACCCGGCGGCGTTCCGTGCGCTGCTGGATTCTCGAAAATGGCGGCTGGCCCGTATGCGTCCCAAAATTTACGGCGACAAGTCCACCGTGGACATGACCAGTTCCGACGGCTCCATGACGCAGGGACCCGCCGTGGTCATCGACTTTTCCGGCATGTCTCCGGACGACATTGCCGCGGCCGCCCGTGCCGCGTTCAAGGGAGAGTGAGTCCCATGCGGCCCCTGAACCCCGAACATCTCTCCGCCCTGCGGCGGGAACTGGCACGGCAGAGCCTGATAGGCTTTGTGTATGCCGTCAGGCCGGATTACCTCATGGGCTGGGTGCATCAGGAGATATGCGCTGAACTCGACGCCTTTCTCGCCGCCGCGGCCGCCGGGCAATCCCCCCGCCTCATGCTCTGCATGCCTCCCCGCCACGGCAAGTCGGAACTGGCGTCCCGCCTTTTTCCCGCCTATGCGTTCGGGCGTTATCCCGATATGTCCATCATCGGCACGTCCTACAGCGCCGACCTTTCCAGCCGCTTCAACCGGGATATCCAGCGCATCATCGAACAGCCGGAATATCGGGCCGTCTTTCCCCGCACCACGCTTTCCGCCAAAAATACTCGTACGGTTGCCTCCGGTAACTACCTGCGCAATTCCGACCTTTTTGAAATCGTCGGCCACAAGGGCAGTTATCGCAGCGCGGGCGTTGGCGGCGGCATTACCGGCATGGGGGGCGATATCCTGATCATCGACGACCCGTTCAAGGACCGCGCCGAGGCCGATAGCCCCACCATCCGCCGCAAGGTATGGGACTGGTACACCTCCACGCTGTACACCCGTCTCGCGCCGGGCGGCGGCATTCTGCTCATCAATACCCGCTGGCACATGGATGACCTTTCCGGGCGTCTGCTCGAAGCGGAACGGCGAGGGGAAGGAGATGCGTGGCGCGTGGTGAATTTCCCGGCCATTGCCACGGAGGACGAACCTTACCGGAAGTGCGGTGAAGCCCTGCATCCCGAGCGCTACCCGCTGGAGCAGCTCGAAGGCATCCGCCGGGCTGTCGGTGCGCGGGAATGGGAAGCCCTTTACCAGCAGCACCCCACGCCGGACGGCGGCAGTATCTTCAGGGCCGAATGGCTGCGCTTCTGGTATCCCAAAGACCTGCCCCTCCGCTTTGAAAAGCTTGTGCTGTCATGGGACATGACCTTCAAGGAAGGCGACGATACCGACTACGTTGTGGGGCAGGCGTGGGGGAAGTCCGGCGCGGATTTCTACCTGCTGGATCAGGTTCGCCGGCGCATGGGCTTCACGGAAACGCTTGCCGCCTTCCGCGCCCTGGCCGACAAATGGCCCGGCGCGACTCGCAAACTGGTGGAAGACAAGGCCAACGGCCCGGCGGTCATCGACAGTCTGCGCAACCATGTTTCCGGGATTGTTCCCGTGGAGCCGGACGGCAGCAAGACCGCCCGCGCCCATGCCGTCACCACATTCTTTGAAGCAGGGAACGTCCATATCCCTCATCCCTCCCATTGCCCGTGGGCGGCAGAATACATTGCGGAATTGACGCAGTTCCCCGCCGCCGCCCATGACGACCAGGTGGACGCCACCACGCAGGCATTGCGGGACATGCAGTCACACCGGGGACTGAATATTGACCCCCGGATTCTGAACCGGACCGCTGCGGGCAGGAGAGTCGCATGAGCAGCCGCAATTCCTCCCCCCGCCGCATGAACCTTTCGCCTGATGTGCGCCGCAGGCCGGCGCGGCCCCATATCCCCACGGAAGACGAAATCCGGGCCATGTTCGGTCCGGCCCGAACGCTCGGCGCGCCGGAAGACGCCTGCATTGCCATGGACAACCGGCTTGCGTCCAGCGGCGTTTATACCCTGCTCCAGCATACGTTTGAAACGGGCATGGCTCCGGCTGCGCAGTTCATGGGCTACGGCGCACTCCAGAACATCGCCCAGAACGGACTCATCCGTGCCTGCATCGAAACCGTGGCCGACGACATGACCCGCGCATGGATCGAGCTGAAACGGGAAGGTGCCGGCCCCCGCACGGGTGAAGATGATGAACTGCTGACCGAACTGGCCCATGCGGCGGATTCGCTCGAGCTGCAGAGGATTTTCCATGAAGCCGTCGAACTTGTGGGCTACGAGGGCGGAGCCTTTATCTTCATCGACACCGGCGTATCGGGCGACGCGCTGCTCACCCCCCTGCATATGGGCGCGTATTCGGCGGAACTGCGGCCCGGCGGCATCCTGCGCTTTGTCGTGATCGACCCGGTGAACGTCTTTCCCGGCGACTACAACAGTCTGTCACCGCTGTCGCCCGATTATTTCCGTCCGCGCTGGTGGTGGGTGCTGGGACAACGCGTCCACGCCTCCCGCCTCATCCGCCTCACTGCCAACGAGGTTCCGGTGCTGCTCAAGCCCGCGTACAATTTTCTGGGCATCCCGCAGGCGCAGATATTGTGGGATTATGTTCTGCATTTCCAGGAATGCCGTGCCGCAGAGGCCCGTCTGCTGACCAAGTTTTCGATGACCGTGTTCAAGACCAGCATGACCGATATCCTGTTTTCCGCAGGCGGCACGGCGACGCTGGACGCGCGTATGCGGTACATGATTCAGACCATGAACAATGATGGGGTGCTGGCCGTGGACAAGGAGGCCGAGGACGTCATCAAGCTGGAAACGCCGCTCTCCGGCGTGACGGACATCGTGCGCCAGTCGCTTGAGATTCTTGCGGCTCTGAACCGCACTCCGGCGGTCAAACTGCTCGGTATCAGCCCGTCCGGCTTCAATGCCACGGGGGAGAGCGACATCCGCAATTATTACGACCACATCACCAGCCAGCAGGAAAAGGTGCTGCGGAACGGCATGCGAACCGTCCTCGACTGCATGCAGCTTCACCTGCGCGGCGAAATCGATCCGTCCGTCACCTTCGACTTTGCGCCGCTGGGTGAGGAGGACAGGGCGGCGCTGGCGACGATGCAGAAGACGAAAGCCGACACCATCGCCGTCTATCTTGACCGCGACATCATCAGTCCGGAAGAAGCCCGCAAGGCTTTGGCGGATGACCCGGACAGCGGCTTTGCCGATATCGACCCGGAGGCGGTGCCGGAAGGCAATGGAATGCCGGATGAACTGCCGGGTGAAGCCGGAGCGGAACTGGACGACGTGGACAAGGCAGGGGCCGTGTACGATGCGGCGCTGGATTTCACCAACGACGCCGAAATCTGGCGCACGGCCCGCAACGGCAAAAAATACCAGATCGATACCGAAAGCGGCGAAATCACCAAGGGGAATCTGGGACAGAAAAGCTGGGATTCGCCTGCCGAACAGAATGCCCGGCGGGACAAGGTGGAAGACGCCATGCGCGAGATCGCCAATGGCAAGACGGAAGCAACCGTTCCGGGTCTGCGCAATGACCTTGCCCAGTACGGCGGCACCAATGATGTGACCATCATCAGGGGCGATGAGAAAAAAGGGCTGATCCACATTAAGGAACGCCACGGCATGGCGAGTATCGCCCCGGTGCTGGAAGCGGTCGCCAATGGAAAGATTACCAGATGTTCACGAGGGAATAAGACCGTTGCTATCCAGAAAGACGGCTACGAAGCCATTCTATCCCTTGAAGAACACGGGAAGCAGAAGACTTGGCTGTTAACGGGATATGGAATTCTGGATGATAGAAAGAAAGTTCCCACGGGTGACAGCGGCAAGGTTTGTACAAGACACGCTTCTACGCACACCGGGCCTACGTCTAGTCGTCCCGGCATGGGAGCCGTGAGTTCTTTCAGCCAAAAAATAGGGCAACTGCTGGAAAAGTCAAATCTAGGGAGTGCTGATACCGGCAAGGAAGGACAGGCATGACACTTCGTCGCACGCACCGGAACAGGAGGCTGAATTCTCCGGGTTACATACCGGCTGATGTTTTTAACATAAAATCGCCCGCCGTCCTTGTCAATGTACACAGCCGCCGACTTGCCGCAGCAGAGGTGTGTCTCCATGGCTAAAATCCTCCGCGCCATCAAGCCCAATGCAGGCATCCGCGCCAGATACCGCCGCAGGCTGGAAAAAGAGCTGGACGCCATGCGCGATTCCGTTTCCTACTGGCTCGAAGCTGCCTATCGCCGGGAGGAAAGCCGGATTGTGGGGGACTCTTCGCCCGTACATGCCATTTTGAGCCGCTTCAACCGTGGCGCACGGCGTTGGCTCAAACGCTGGGATATTCTCGCTTCATGGCTTGCCAAAAGTTTTGTCGGGCAGGTCAGGCGCAAGACGGATTCCTCGTTGGAACAGGCTTACAAGGCAGCCGGTTTTACCGTCAGGTTTCAGCCCTCACGCAGTCTCAACACCGTTACGGAAGCCCTTGTTTCGTGGAACACAGGGCTGATTAAATCCATCCCCAGGCAATACCTCGAAGAAGTGCGCGGCATTGTAACCAGCGGTGTGAGTATGGGCCGCGATCTCCATTACATCACCCGGGAGCTGGACAAACGGTACGACATTACCAGGCGCCGGGCCGCCATGATCGCCCGTGACCAGAGCGACAAGGCTACACAGGCCATTCTTCGCACCCGTGATGAACAAATGGGGGTAACAGAGGGAATTTGGGTGCATTTGCCCGGTGCACATTCCAGCCGGCCTACGCACAAGGCCATGAACGGGGTGAAGTTCAAATTGTCGGAAGGTCTGTATGATGATGCAAAAGGCGTCAAACGCCATGTCCTTCCGGGAGAGCTTCCCAATTGTCGATGCAGTTATCGGCGTATCATCCCCGAGTTTGGAGACTGAATATGTTTGTATCGAAAGAGGAATGGAGATTCACAAGATTGGAACGGCGCGTGGATGAACTCGAATATCGGCTGGCCATGTCGGAGATGAAAAATTGGCGTGAGAAGATGGGTAACACTCCGCCTCCGCCGACGCTTGTTACAGCCATTTCCGATTTTGAAAATCGTTACAGCAAGATTGATTGCCGACGAGTCCTGGCGGGAATGAGGTATTGACGATGACCGTTCCCCACACCTTGACCTTTGACGCCTCTCCCAGTGCCCGCAGCACGGATGAGAACGGTTTTCTGCACGTCGCCTCGTCCCATATCACCAAGGCAACGGTGAATCCCTATTACGGGCGTGAAATTCCGGGCTGGCGGGAGGCCGGGCTTGACCCGGAGGCCGTCTATTACGGTTTCCGTGACCCTGAGGAGTTGAAGAAATCTCTGTCCACATGGCAGGGCCTGCCCCTGCACATTGAACATCATGTGGACAGCGCCGAGGAACCGGCCAGACTCACGCGCGTTGGGGCCGTCGGCAGGGCGGACTGGAACGCGCCCTATGTGGATGCGCCTTTGACCGTGTGGGACGGCGAGGCCATAGCCGCCATCGAAGACGGCTCCTTCCGCGAGCTTTCCTGCGCGTACCGCTACGACCCTGATTTTACGCCGGGCCGGTATGAGGGCGTGGAGTATGACTTCATCATGCGCAACATCCGGGGCAATCATGTCGCGCTGGTGGAAGAGGGCCGCGCCGGGCCGGACGTGGTGGTGGCGGACGGCGCGCTCTGCGGGAAAGACGCCGAAGAGTGGCGCACGGCGAAGAACGGCAAGAAGTATCAGATCGATACGGAAAGCGGCGAAGTCATCAAGGGGAATCTGGGGCAAAGGAACGATCCTTTCGGTCCTTCCTTCTCTGCCTTCAAAGGCAAACCCAAGGAAGCCATAGAGCATCTCCTGAAGGAAAAGAAAGGCCATGTGCCCGGCGCGTTTCACAAGGAAGGCCTGGGCGACATTGATCTGCCCTACGGTCGTGGGGGAAAAAAGGGATTTGGGTTGGCCCATATTATAGAAAGGAGAACTGAAGACGGAAAAGACGGGTTGGAGTTCGTGAAAAAACTTCCGGAAATAATCAGGGAAGGCACAGTAGAAGAGAGGAAAGGTTTTCCAGGCAGGAAATATATTGTCCACAATAAAAATGAAGCAGTTGTACGTCTTGAATGGGATGGTAAATCTAGGAACTGGATTCTTACGGCATATCCATACAAAGAAGATATGACAGCTAAAGATAGCCGTTTAATCCTTACTTTTGATGATAACCAGAAATTTATCTTTTTTAGAGTCAAAAAAGAAGTTTCAGATGAACATGGCAAGTTTTCCCAAGACACATGCCTACGCAAACCGGGCCTAGTTTTCTCTCGTCCCGGCCTGGGAGCTGAAACTTCTGTTGAGAGCATAGTCCCATCCTCCCGCGCCGTCAACGCGCGGGGAAAAACCACAAAAGGAGCATTCATGGGCAAACTCAAACGCTGGTTCCGGGGCGCGCAGGACGACAACCCCGAAATCGAAAAACAGGAAGTGGAACTGGCGCAGGCCATCATTGACCTGCACAAGGTCGACCCCGTCACGGGCGAGATTGTGGACATCACGGAAGACGAGGACAAGGCCGAGGAAATCCGCAGGCTCATCGGGGGACTGTCCGCCAAACTGGACCCGCAGGAAGTCAAAAAACTCACCGATTCCCTGACTGACCTTGCCTGTTCCAGGGCCACCGGTGACGAAAGGAAAACCGACGCCATGGACGAGGAAATGAAAAAAGCCATGGATAAATGCGGCCTTGATGCGGAAGACCCCACCGCGTCGCAGGCATTCGCGGAAGGCGTCAAGTACGGCGAGGAACTGGAGCGCAATCCCGAAGAACGTCGCCGTCTGGATCGTGAACACGAGTCCGAGGGCATGAAAAAGGCCATGGATGCCTGCGGGCTGGATGCCGAAAATCCGGCGGAATCCCGTGCATTCGCTGAGGGGGTAAAATATGGCGAGGAACTGATCCGGAACCCGGAGGAACGCCGCAAGCTCGACCGCGAACATGAAGCGGCGGGCATGAAGAAGGCGCTCGGCAAGGACGAGGACAAGAACGCGGCCATTACCCGCATTCTGGACGCCGTGCCCGACCTGACGCCGGAACAGCGCAAAAAGCTGTCCGATTCGTTGCAAGACCTGGCCTATTCCCCGGCCACCGGAGACGCCGAACCCGACGACCCCGCCGCCGCGCAGGATAGCGCCTTCCGACGTCGTTCGCCTCGCCCCCTTACCGCCATGGATGCGGCCCGCATCAAGGCTTCCGCCATCGCGGAGGCTCAGGACCACATGCGCGGGTTGCATCAGGCCGTGCGCGACGTGCGCGGGCTGGTGGGCGACCTTGATCCGTTGTCCTTCGACTCGGCTTCAGATGTGTACGGCTACGCGCTGAAACAGAGCGGCATAGACCCGCGCAGATATCCCCGGCAGGCATGGCGCGGCATGATCGACATGCTGCGGGCGGGAAAGACGGCGGCACTTTCCGGCGGCATGGCTCGTGATGCCGCGCCCGCCAGACTCGACGGCAAATTCGCCGGACTCAACAATATTTCTCTTGCAGACTAGGAGGCAGTATGCCCTTGCAGAAACAGGTCAATCTGTACCGTGCTCCCGGCGTGGCCGGGGACAAGGCCACACCCGACCAGAGTGTCTACACGCCGCTCAATCCTCTTGCGGCCAAATCCCTGCCCGTCGGCAGCTTCGTCTTCCCCGTGGTGTCATCCGACGTCATCGACAATACGCAGGCCACCAATGCGGCGGGCGAGGCCACGGAAGTTCTGGGTTTTGTGGAGCGCGTCATCAACTACGTCAATCATGACATTTTTTCTGACGGCACGCTTGACGTGCCCGAGGGTTCGGCGCTGACCGTAGCCGTACGCGGCGACTACTGGGCCGTGTCCACAACCAGGGCCACAGTGGGGCAGAAGGTGCTGGCCTCTACCGCCGACGGCTCCATCAGCACCGGAACTCCCGACGGCACGCACCTTGATACCGGGTGGACGGTCAAGACACCCGGTGAAATCGGCGAACCGATCATCATCAGCAACTGGGGGGCCATGGCCGTGTCCGGTTCGGGCGGCGGAAGCGACACCAGCAACCTGATGAACAAGGATTTCAGCAATGCCACCGGCGCGCTTGGCGTAGCCAATGGCGGAACCGGGGCCACCACTGCGGAACAGGCCCGTACCAATCTCGGCGCGGCTGCGGCCGGAGCCTAGGAGGAATCATGAAACCTACTTTTGAACAGGCCGCGCAGTACGGCTTTGTCTTCCCGAATGCGCGCATGTGGCTTTCGCCGGAGAACCGGGCGCGCATCGCGGAGGACGCCGCGCTCGTCACCACGCCCAATACCACCGTCCCGGCGGAACTGCTGGCGTATATCGACCCCATGGTCATTGAAATCATGACTGCGCCCCGCCGCGCCCGGGAAATCTTCGGAGAGGAGAAAAAGGGCGACTGGACGACGCCCTATGCCAAGTGGCGCGCGGACGAAATGACCGGACGCACCGAGCCGTACAGCGACTATGCCAACGGCACCACGTCCGGCGTCAACTCCGAATGGCAGACGCGCCCGCAGTATATCTTCCAGACATCCATCACCTACGGCGATCTGGAAGTCGCCATGTCCAGCGCGGCCAAGGTCAACCTTGCAGCCTCCAAGCAGCGCGCGGCGGCCAATGTCATCGACATCGACCAGAACCGTTTCTACCTGCTGGGCGTTGCGGGCAAGGAAATCTACGGCATCCTCAACGACCCCAATCTGCCCGACGCCATCACCGCGGGAGCCACGGGCACGGGCAGCAGTACCAAATGGGCGGACAAGACCACCACGCAGATATACAACGATATCCTTGCGCTGTTTGCCGAACTTTCGAGCCAGTCCAGCGGACTGATTGATCGCGATACGCCGCTCAAGCTGTGCCTGTCGCCGGAAATGGCCGTCCGTCTGGGCGCGGCCACGGATTTCAACGTGTCCGTGCTGGACATGCTGACCCGCTATTTCAGCAATATCGGCATCGTCACCGTGCCTGAACTGCACAGCATGACCGCGGGGGAAACCGTGTTTCTCATCGCGCCGGAAGTCAACGGCCAGAAGTCCGGCCTGCTGGCGTTCGGAGAAAAGATCCGCGCCCTGCGCGTCATTCCCGACATGTCCAGCTTCCGGCAGAAGTATGTCGGCACCACCTATGGCGGCATCGTGCTGATGCCCTTCGCCTTCGCCCAGATGACGGGCATGTAGTCCACAACCCGGCGGGAACCCCCCGCCGGAAATCAGGAGCCAGCATGGCACGCAGAAAAGAAACCTCCGCCGCGGCAAAATCCGCGCAGACCGGCGCGGAACAGTCCCTCCGGGCTGATACCGTCATTGTCGCGCTCAACCGCGCCTCCGGGATTGCCTTCGGCATGCCGGACGGCCGCCGGGTGCATGTGGCGGGCAGCGCCGCTCACCTGCGGGGAAAGGAAAAGGGCATCCTGCCCGTGGGAGCCTTCGGCCTGACCGAAATCAGCGCGGACGACTGGTCGTATATCGAAAAAACCTACGGCCCGCACATGGAAATATTCAGGAACGGCCTGATTTTCGCGCAGGCGCGCAAGGCCGATGCGCTGGATGCAGCGAACGAGCGGGCTGAACTTCGGCATGGTCTGGAACCGGTGGATGTGGAATCCGACGGGAACGGCGCGAAGACCACGCCCTTTGACGGCACAGGAGCCTGAACATGGCGGTGGTGGAGTTCGATCCGGCGGCCTTCCGCAAGGCGTATCCCCGCTTCACGGCGGAACTGATATCCGATGCGCAGCTTCAGCAGGCTTTCGACCTCGCCTGTCTGCTGCTGGACAATACGGATGCCTCCTTGGTGCCCTATGACCCGGAGCATGGCATCCTGATCCGCCGGACGCTGCTGTGGCTGCTGGTCTGTCACCTGGCGACCATGGCCCTGTGGCCAGCCGGACAGAGCGGCCCGCTGTCGTCCGCCACGGAGGGCAGCGTCAGCGTGTCGTTCTCCATCCCGCAGAACATCGGCAAGGCGTTCTACAGCCAGACCCCGTGCGGGCAGGCGTTCTGGCAGGCCGTCCAGCCGTATGCGGCGGGCGGGCGGTACTACGCCGTGCGCCACTGGCATCCGTGGGGGTAGGAAATGGGCGCAACCCTGAAAGGCGGCGACAAGCTGATCCGAAAACTTCAAGACATGGCTCGAAGCGCGCCTGTGGTCAAAGCCGGTGTCATGGCCGATTCCCCCGGAGGAGCAACCTATCCTGACGGAAAATCCGCCGTAATGGTGGCCGTTATTCAGGAGTTCGGGGGAGAGGTCACGGTTACTCCCAAAATGCGTGGCTGGCTGGCCGTCAATTTGGGCATTCACCTCAAAAAGACAACGACAAGGCTTGTTGTTCCTCCCCGTCCGTTCATGCGTCAGACAGTCAAGACGCACCGTGCGGATTGGGTTAAACGCCTGGGGCAGCTTCTCCGGCATGGGTATTCCCCGGAACAGGCTCTGGAAGAGATGGGGCGCACCATGATGGAAGACATACAGGCGACGATAGATGATTCCCCCAGTTGGGCGACTCCCGATTCTCCGTTGACGCTGGCTCAAAAGGAAAGCGACAAGCCGTTGTATCATACCGGCGTGTTGCGGGGCTCCATCTGGTACGAGGTGGAAGCATGATGAATCTCCACGCCATGGTGCGCGGGGCCATTCCCGCGCTGCACCCGGACGAAAGCGTCACCCTGCGGCAATCCGTCGGACAGAAGAACGTCCGGGGACGGATCGTGCCGGTGTACGCCCCCGGGCAGACCGTCGCCGCCCAGATACAAAGCCTTGGCAGTGACGATTTGCAGCACACAGAGGCCGTCAACCTGACGCAGCGGGACCGCAAGGCATACCTTTACACACCGGATGCGGCCATGCCTCCCACCGGCATTGTCCGTCCTCTGGCCCGGAACGGGGACATGATGCAGCGGGCCGACGGTTCCTGGTGGCTGGTGACGGCCATGCTGGAGGATTTCACCGCCTCCGGCTGGGTGTGTGTGGGTATCGTGCAGCAGCTTGAAGGGCCGGATTTGAGCGAAAGCCCGGAACCGCTGGAAACGAAAGGGGCGGCGCAATGACAGACGTTCTGGGCGCCGTCTTCGACTTTCTTCAGGCCCGGCTTTCTCCGGTCCCCCCTCATATCGTGCGCGGTTGGGGAAATCGGGCGGCCCTGCCGGACAGCAACGAATTTGTGGTGCTCACGCTCATCGGGGCGGCCCGGCGCGGTACCAATGTCCGGCAATGGAAGATGCCCGCCGGCAACGCCCCCGGCCTCGATCTGAACCTTGCCATGCTCACCCTGTACGACGTGCAGGTGGACTTCTGCGGTGAGGATGAGGAAACCGTTTCCCGCTCGGCATCTCAATTCGTCATTCTCGGCCGTGACGCCGTGGCGGTGGACTTCTTCCGGTCCTACGGACTTTCCGCGCTCCATGCCGATGACCCCCGCGCCCTGCCGTTCACCAACGACCAGAACCAGTGGCAGACACGGTACAGCGTGACGCTTCACCTTGCCGGGTGGGCGGATGTCGACGTCAATGTCGATGCGTTCGACAAGGTTCATATCACACTTGAAAATGTGGATGTTCATCATCCCGTTACCCGTTAGGAGTTGAAAACATGCCTATTCCCGCATCACAAATCGTCACCGTCAATCCCCGGCTGCTGACGCCGGGCGGCAACGACCTCGAATTCAACGGACTGCTGCTTTCCGCGTCAGAGCTTATACCTTCGTCTCAACTGGCCCTTCCGTTTCCGGATGCGGACAGCGTGGGGGAGTATTTCGGGCTTGAGTCCTCCGAATATCAGGCCGCGACCATTTACTTTCAGGGGTACAACAATTCCTTCACAAAACCCCGCGCCTTCTATGTGGGCCGGCGTGCGGCCGAAGATGCCGCGCCCTTTGTCCGGGGCGGAGCATTCAATGCTCTTCCATCCGTGACCCTGGCCGCATTGAAGGAAGTGCGGGATGGCGGCATGTCTCTGACATTGGGCAGCCATGCGGGCGCGCTGGGCAGTCTGGATTTCTCCGGAGCTTCCGCCCTGTCCGATATCGCACAGATTCTCCAGACCGCGATTCGCGCTGTCTCTGCCGGGGGGGAAGCATGGACGGCAGCCACCGTGACCTATTCCAGCCTGTTTGATGCCTTCACCATCACCGGCGGGGCCGCCGGCGCGGAAGAAGGCGTGGGCTATGCCGCAGCCCCGGCATCCGGCACGGATGTTTCCGCCCTTCTGCTGCTGACGAAGGCCGCCGGAGCGGTGCTTTCCCCGGGGATGGACGCCATGACTCCGGCCGAGAACATGGAGGCCATACTTGACCTGACCGAGAACTTCGTCTGTTTCACCACGGTCACGCAGCCCACGCAGGCCGATGCGCTGGCCTTCGCGCAGTGGGCATCAGGAAAAGGCGTCAACTACCTGTATATCTATTGGGATAATGACCCGGCTCTGCTCCAGGCGGGCAGCACATCCACCATCGCCGCCGCCCTCAGGCAAGCCAACGTGGGCGCTGCCTGCGGCGTCTGGGACAATCTGGCCTGTGCCGCCCTGATTATGGGGACTGCGGCAAGCATCGACTGGAACCGCCGCAACGGCACCATTACCTTTGCCTTCAAGGCACAGGACGGCGTGCCCGCCAACGTGACCAGGGGAACTGATGCAGTCGGTCTGGAAGCGCAGGGCATGAACTTCATGGGCGACTACGCCACGCGCAACGACCAGTTCATTTTCCTGTATCCGGGGCAGATGTTCGGTTCGTGGAAATGGATAGACACCTATCTCAACGCGGTGTGGCTGAACAACGCGCTTCAGGTGGCCTGCATGAACGGCTTTCGGCAGACCCCGCGCGTTCCCTACAATCAGGAAGGGTACACCCTGCTCAAGTCGTGGTGCCTCGATCCCATCAACCGGGCGCTGTATTCCGGTGTCATCGACACGGGAGTCGCCTTGTCCGAATCGCAGAAATCCCAGCTTGTACGCGAAGCAGGACGCGATATTTCCAGCGAGCTGAGCAACGACGGCTATGTCCTGCAGATAGGGGGAGATCCGGACGATACCTCCGACGATTCCGGCGAGGCCGCTGCGCGGCAGAGCAGGGAAAGCCCCGAGGCAAGTCTCTGGTACACGTACGGCGGTTCGGTTCACAAACTCGACCTTGCCAGCACCGTACTTGCGTAACCCCCTGTCCTCACAGATGACATAAGGAGAAAATCATGAGCTATCCCCTTGGAGACATTACCAGCGCCAATGCTACCCTGGTGCTGATCGTCGACGGGCTGTTCCCGGCGGGAATACGCCTTCAACAGTTCGCCACGGATCAGAGCTACAGCCAGGATGAACTTGCGATAGCCGAAGATCGCATGGGCGTGGACGGCGGCCTGGTAGCGGGATGGGTGCCCAGCATCAAGCCCGTGACCATCATGCTTGAGGCGTCCAGTCCCAGTTATGCGGCGTTGTCCCAACTGTTCCGCGCCTGCGAGCGCAAACGGGGCATCTATGAATGTTCGCTGATAGCCAGTGTGCCAAGCATCAACAAGACCTTTACCTGGACAGGCGGCGTCCTGAAATCGGGAACTCCGGTGCCGTCCGCCAAAAAGGTGCTGGACCCCACAACGTGGAAATTTGATTTCGCCAACCTCACCATCACCGATGCCGCCGTGTAGGAGTGCCCATGCGCAAGGAAAAAACCATTGTCATTGACGACAGAGGCAGGAGCCTCACGTTCAAAATCAGAGAAATGTCGGCCCTCCGACTGGAAAGCTGGATTGCGCGGGCGGGCATTCTGCTGGCGGCTACCGGCATTCTGGACGAGACAAGGGTCGACGTGCGCAACGCGGGCGAGATAGCGGCGGGCGTTGCCCGTGCTGTGGGTGAGTCCGGCATCTCCGCCCTGGGCAGACTCGACTACGACAAGGCCCGCCCTCTGCTGGATGAACTGCTGTCCTGCTGTTCCCGTGTGGATGCGGGTGTGGAGCAGCCGCTGACTCCCGATGTGCTGGAAGGATTTATCGAGGACGTGCGCACCCTGTTCACGCTGCGCAAGGAAGCTCTTGCGCTCAATTTCGGTTTTTTCGCACAAGGCGGCCCGTCCGCCTCCGTCAAAGATGGTCCGGCCCCCCAGCCGGATACGCTGAAACCCAGAATATCAGTCCGCTCACGGCGCTGATTGCGGGGGAGCGGCTGGCGACGCTCAAGGAACTGGAGACGTGGTACAGCTACGAGGATGCCCTGAACATGGCCGAAATCATACAGGTTCGACATTACAATGAGCGGGTGGCCGCTGATGCGGCCCGCAGCGGAAGGTGACGCATGGAAGTTGATTCCCTTGTCGTTTCTCTCGGTCTGGACTCGCAGGATTTCCGGGCGGCGCTGAATCAGGTGCTGGCCATGTTGCACAATCTGGATCAGGGACTGCGGGATTTCGCCCAGGGCTTTGCCGAAGGATGTGAAGATGCTCTGAACGAGGCGCGGCAGTCCGCCAACGGAGCAGCGCGGGAAGTGGGACAAGCCGCACGGGAAGGTCAGAGAATGGGACAGGCGTTCCGGCAGGCGGGGGAAACAGGTTCGCAGGGGGTGAACCGCCTTGCCGATACCACAGGCCGGGCGGCGCAAAGAGCCAGAGACGCCGGAAACTCCATGCAGAATCTGGGCCGCCGGTGGGGCTTCTTCCTCCAGGGCATTGTCACCCGCTTTGCCGCGCCCATGGCCGGAGCCCTGAGCGTGGGGGCGATGGTGGGCAGCTATCTTTCCGGCGTGTCCCAGGCGGCGCAGATGTATGGCCGCTGGACGCCGCAGATGGAGGAATGGCGCAAAAAGCAGGAACTGCTCTCCCGTGTCAACCGGGAGGATATCGAGCTGTACCGCAAGGGCAAGCTGGCCCTGATGGATTTCCGGTTCGCCATGGCCGGTCTCTCCATCACCATCATGCGCGCATTGTCTCCGGCCATCCGCGCAGGGATTGAGCTGCTGCATCAGGTGGCGGACTGGGTACGCCGCAACGAGCCCAATATCATCCGTTTTGTCACCGTGCTGGCGGGAACCATTACAGCAGTTCTGCTCCCTGCCTTCGTCAAGTTGGGCGTGGCCATGCTGGCCAACCCTCTCACATGGATCATCGCGGGCATTGTCGCGCTGGCCATCGCCGTTGACGATCTGGTGATCTACATCCGGGGCGGAGAATCGGCTTTTGGAGATTTCTGGGCCATATTCGGGACAGGAGAGGAAATTGCCGAAAGTCTGGGCGCCGCATGGGAATGGCTGAAAGAAACAGGCGTGGCCGTATGGGAAACGCTGTCTTCCAGCGCAAAGACATTTTTTGGATTTTTTGAAGGGGCCATTGAACCGCTGAAACAAATTCTGACAGGTTTCATCGGCTTCATAAAGGCATTGTTCTCCGGCTCATGGAAGGAGGCAGGGCAGGAGTTACGCAATGTTTTTGACGGTGTGGCAAAGTTTTTCAAGGCGTTGTGGGATGGTATCATCAATGCTGTCAAGGCCGCCATTCAAAAAATATTGGATATGCTCCCGTCATGGGAGGGGATAAAATCCGGCGCATCCAGCCTGTGGGAGGGGGGCAGGGAATTTTTCGGAGGGCTGTTCGGCGAGAGCGGGCAGCCGGAATCAACATCTCCCGCATCAGATGCGTCAGCGGCTCTCGTAATCCCTGCCTATGCCCCACTGCAAAACCCTGTGCCGCCTGCCGGTGAACTGACGGCTCTTGCTGTGCCGCCCTCCGTTTCCACCTCCAACCGCAACACCGAAATCAGCAGCCAGACGCATATCAACCAACTGAATATGTACACCCAGGCCACGGACGCGGAAGGCATCGTCCGCGACATTCAGGGCGAGCTTGACCGCAACCCGCTGATACCGGGCGTCAACGCCGCCGACGGTGGGGTGTACTGATGTCACAGCTCATTGTCGCCGCATCCACCCTTGATTCATGGTTCAACAAATCCGGTAACCGCTGGCTTCTGGCCGATGAAAACGGCCTGCCTGTGGTGGCCTTCACCTCCTTTTTGTCGGCGGATATCCGTAACGAGAGCAAAGTCGTCTCCGCGCCGGTGGAGGAAGGAAGTTTCGCCACCTACAATAAGGTTGCCACACCACTGGAAGTCAGTGTGACACTGGGCATACAGGGAGATGACTCTACATTGCAGGATGCCCTCGACACGCTGACCACGCTTCAGGCGGGCACACAGCTTGTCAGCCTGGTGACGCCCAATGCGGAATACCCGGACTTGAATCTGGAAGGCTTCAACTACAGCCGCAAGCGGGAGAACGGGCTGGGAGTGCTGTTTGTGGAGCTTTCCCTGCTGGAGGTCAGGCAGGTCAGGGCACAGTACACCAACGCCAAACTTGCGCCCAGACGTGAACGCGGAAAGGTGCAGACGAAAGAGCGATCCATGGCAACAATTTTTGGCCTATAACAAGGAAGCATATCCTATGCTGGAAATCCCCCTGGAAGCCTGTCAGAACCAGTCCTTCATGGTGACCCTGAATGAACAGGACTGCACCATTGCCCTGTACCAGCGCAACAGCCGTCTTTATCTGGACCTGAGTGTGGAGGGGGCTGTCGTGCGGCAGGGCGCGGTCTGCCTTCCGCAAGTGGGAATTGTGGGAGATGTTCCGGGCTTTGCAGGCGAATTGTTCATGATCGATTTGCGAACGCAGCCGGAAAAACAGCAGCCGCCCCAATGGGAAGGTCTGGGCACACGCTGGAAGCTTTTTTATCTCTTTCCGGAGGAAGTGCTGGTTTTGCGGGAAAACGCCGCACAGGAGGCGCTCGATGGCTGACGCCTCTTTTGTTCCGCGCCTTCTTGAAGTGCATGTAACCTTGCGGGCACGAGAGTTCCGGGAAGGGAGCAACACCAAAATCATGACCGGCATTCCCATCAGGGCACGCATCGAAAAGACAGGGCCGCCGGATTTCAACAGGGCATCCGTCAGCCTGCGCGGATTGCGGCTGGAAGACATGGACAAGATGTCCACATTGGCCTTTCGGCCCATGTTTCGGGCGCGGGACTTTGTCACCATCCATGCAGGCAACGAGCGTGACGGAATGCACGTTGCCTTTTCCGGAGAAATCACCAACGCCGCCGCGGATTTCAACGCCTCTCCCGATGTGGCGTTCAAAATCGAGGCCATGACAGGATATTTCGGCAACATCACCCCGGCGGGACCGACGGCGATTCAGGGCGCGCAGCCTGTGGCGGATTTCATTGCCATGCAGGCAAAGGCCATGGGGTACGAATTTCGCAATGAGGGGGTGACCGCGCGGATTTCCAATGCCGTGTTCAACGGTTCGCCCATGGCTCAGGCGCGGTCAGCCGCAAGGCAGGCAGGCATTGAGCTGCTGCTGGATGACGGAGTTCTGACCATTTGTCCGCGCGGAGGTGAAGGAAAACAGGGGAATGCCGTGCTGCTCAACAAGTCTACAGGTCTTCTGGGCTACCCCGTTCTTTCCAGCGAAGGCGTGGAAGTGAAGAGCCTGTATAATCCGGCGTTTCGGCTCGGCAAGCTGATACAGCTTGAAAGCATCGTGCCCAGGGCATCGGGGACATGGCGCATCATCAAACTGGCGCACGAACTGGAGGCATTCAATCCCTCGGGCGGCCCGTGGCAGAGCACCATGACCACCTTCTATCCGTCCATGAGCGGAGCGGGGGGGAAGATATGAGCCACAATGAAAACCGCAGCCTGCGGGACGACTTCACCAACGCCAGCGCATACAACCAGCTTGAGTTCATCATCGAGCGCAAAATCCGCGAGATGATCAACACTTCGGCGCTGGTGCGGGTGGATTCCTGCACGTCCGACGGGCCGAACTCTCCTGCCGGAACGGTATCCGCCACGCCCCTTGTCAGCCAGGTGGACGCCGAAGGCAACGCCCTGCCCATGGTTGCGCTTCCGCGCATGCCGCACCAGCGTTTGCAGGCGGGCATCGCGGCAATCATTCTTGATCCGGTGCCCGGCGATATCGGCGTGGCGTCCTTCTGCAAATCCGATTCATCAACGGTTCAGCCGGGCACCAAAGAACCTCAGCGGCCCGGAAGCTGGCGCGTGTTCGACATGGCGGACGGCATGCTGGTGGCGTCCGTCAGCAATCAGGCTCCGGAAGTCTGGATTGAGCTGAAACAGGACAAAACCATCATTATCCACGCTCCCGAAGGTTGCACCATCGAAACGGATCAGACCGTAACCGTGAATGCGCAAAAACTGGAGGTAAACGCCTCTCGGCAGGTTGATTTGAACACCCCTCTTGTCAATGTGGCCGGACGCATCCGGCAAAGCGGAAGCATGGGCTCCGGCGGGCCGTCCGAGTTTCACGGCGGTTTGTCCAATACGGGCGGGCAGGTCACGTCCAACGGCGTCACGCTGGAAACACACACGCATACCGGTGTCGAGCCGGGCAGCGGCAACACAGGAAGACCACAATGAGTCAGAACACCCCATTGCCTGAAAATCTGAATACGGAACTGGAAGCGGATGTTTACCGGGCGGTCAGGGCCGCTCGGGATTCCGCCCCTGAAAACCTTTTTACCGAAATTGAAAAGCAGGTCTATAACGCCGTACAGGCCGCCGGCGGTACGGGAGGCGGCGGTGGGGGAGGAACTGCCGCAACAATTCGGGTAGGCACCACAACCACCCTCCTTCCCGGCAGTGAGGCCACGGTAACCAACTCCGGCACCAGCAGTGCGGCAGTGTTCAACTTCGGGATTCCGGCCGGGGAAAAGGGAGAGCCGGGCGAGGCCGGCCCGGAAGGACCTGCAGGCTCGCAAGGAGAGCAGGGCCCGCAGGGGGAAGCCGGCCCGGCGGGGGCTCAGGGACCTCAAGGCCCGGCTGGCGCTGACGGAAAGGATGGTGTGGCTGCGACGATCACTATCGGCTCGGTGACGACCGGTGAGCCCGGATCGGATGCGGCTGTTACCAATTCCGGTACGCCTACAGACGCGATATTGAATTTTAAAATTCCCCGGGGGGAAAGTGGCGGCAGCGGGTCATTGCCGGGAAATTTCATGGTGATTACGCCCGAGAATACAACATGGGTTGACCTGGAAAATACAACGGCAACAGCAGATGCGGCTCTCCCCAACCCCGCCCTGTGCGGCGGGGAATACGAGTTGACCAGCCCTTACGGAAACAAACTCGTCCTGTGCGATATACTCATTAAGGAGGCAGGACAGTGGGTTTACCAAACCCCCCAGACCTACAATGCGCAGGGAGGAACACTGGGCGCAACTGCTTTCGGCCCCGGAGACGGGAAGATATATGTCTGTGTCGCCCCAAACTATATGCATTTCTCGTCAGCAGAGGGTAAAGGCTCTCGTGCGCCCAATTTGTCTGTAAGTTCCAACAGCAGCGGGGCTGAAATAGTTGTTCTTTGTCATCCGGCATAGGGGGTATTATCCATGGAAAAAGTTTTCATTCATGATGGCAGAGTTGCCATTTATTGCAATTCAAATGTCATGGAAAATCTTCTGCGAAAACGTGGAGACAGGGAGCTTTCTGTTCAGGAATGTATTGATTATGGAATATCTGGGAAGGAAAAATGGGTAACGCCACAGAATACAGTCGTCAACGAAGACGGCAGTATTGTTTTTACGCCGCCTGCATATGAGGAAATGCTTGCACCCGTCAGAGAAGACAAAATCAGATGTTTTGACAATGCCATGGATGAGATTGACGGGCAGCTTGTCCGCTCAATTTCCGACCTTATGGTCGCCATGCTTGTTCCTGCACCGATTGATGCGACGCCTGACGAGAACACGCTGGAAAAAAGCCGGAACGTCCTGGTGAGTCTGTGGAGGGCGCAGGAACAGAACCGCGCCCTTCGTGCGCAGGTGCAGACGGCGCAGAGCGTGGAAGAGGTGCAGGGCATTGAGCCGGTTACAGTCGACAAGGGCAAGCTGACTGCAACGTTTTGAATCAGGGAACCATATGGCCGGGTATACTCTGCTTCTCAGTTCGGAATGGGATCTGACGCTGGACAGCGGCGGCAACATCGCCACTGCACAGGACAGCTACGGCATAGCCCAGAACGTGGCCAACGCGGTGCGTCTTTTTACGCGTGATGCCTATTACGACCCTGAGCGGGGTGTCCCCCATTTCCTCATTGACCTGGGCGTGACGCCGGACATGAGCGTGGTGCGCAGCCGTATCCGGAGGGCGGCGCTGACCGTGGACGGCGTTACTGATGCGAACGTGGAGATTACCAGCATTACGGACAGGGTTATGGGGGGAACCATCGCTTTGACCACAGAGACGGGAGATATCGTCGATGTTGCATTTTGATCCGCAAACCGGACTTTACCCGGATGAAATTGAAACCGTGCGCGAGGCTGTGCGGGAGGACTGGGTTCTTGCCTTCCGCAAGGATGGACTTCCCGACCTGAACACAGAGCCGGAAACTCCCGCCGGGCAGCTCATCGACAGCCAGACGGCGGCCATTGCGGACAAGGACAGTGAAGTCCTGTATCTGGCGCAGCAGTTCAACCCCTTGACGGCGGAGGGAATCTGGCAGGATGCGCTGGGAGAGATTTATTTCCTCAAGCGCAAGCCGGCCACATCTTCGACTGCCGTTTGTGTCTGCACGGGACTTGCCGGAACCGTCATCAAGGCCGGGTCCGTCATTAAATCCACAGAAGACAACTCGGAATGGGTCTGTGCCGCGACTGTAACCATCCCGCAGGGGCAAAGCAGCGTGCTGGCCATGTTTACAGCCTCCCAACCGGGACCGGTTACGGCATCTCCCGATACCTTGACCCGAATCGTCACTGTAACGCCGGGTTGGGATGCCGTCACCAATCCGGCGGCAGCGGTCACAGGCTCCGCGCAGGAGACTCAGGCCGCCTTTGAGAACCGCCGCTATAACAGCGTAGCGGCCAATGCGCGCGGCAGCGTCAATGCGCTGTACGGTACCATCGCCAATCTGGATGGCGTGCTGGATGCGCTGGTACTGGAAAACACCACCAGCGAACCAAGGCAGGAATGGGGCGTCACCATACCCGGACACAGCGTATGGATATCCGTGGTTGGTGGAGAAAATGACGATATCGCGGAAGCCGTCTACCGCAAAAAAGACGCAGGATGCGGCACTGCCGGGAATACGCAGGTGACGTATCAGGATACCGGTCTGCCCTGGCAGCCCATCTATACTTACAGTATCGAACGTCCCGCGCCGCTGGCCTTCGGCGTGCGCGTCACCATTCGCAAAACCGATTCCACGGCCAACGACATCACGGAAAAAATCAGGGCGGCCATACTTGCCGATTTCAACGGTGAAGGTTCCGGGGCGCTGCGCGTGGGCATGGCGCAGAATGTCTATGCCTCCCGCTTTTACTGTCCCGTGCTGGGCGTCGGCGTGCAGGATTTGCAGAGCATCGAAATCGCGGCTCCGCTGAGCGGGGGACAATGGGCGGACAGAGTGACCGTCAATGCCGATCAGGAGCCGGTGCTGGATGCCGACGATATCACGATCATCATTCTGGAGGATTGAGCCATGCTGCAACCCGGTGAAACCGTACAAAGCCAATATGCGGCCAGTCCCGTTATCCGGGCGTTGGCGGAATCGGCCCGAATACGCATCGCGCCGGATGCGGATATCGAACTGTTCTACCGATCCGTTTTCAATATCGCCACGGCGTCAGGCGCGGGACTGGATATCTGGGGCCGTATTCTGGGAATGGGACGGAAGGTGGATATAACCGAACTGACCGACTTTTTCGGCTTTTACGGGAGTGACAACGAACCCTTTGACCAGGCTCCGTTCTGGAACGGTGCCAATCAGCCTGACGGCGTGTATGAACTGTCCGATGAGGCATATCGTCAGCTTTTGCTCTGGAAAGCCATGGCGAATATTTCGGCGGCGGATGCCGCATCCCTGAACAATCTTTTGCAGGGCCTGTTTCCGGGACGCAATATCGTTGTGTATGAAACGGGCGTCATGGCGTTGGAGCTGTTTCTGTATTTTCCGCTGGAACCGTGGGAACGCACCATCCTGAAAAATTATGGTCTGATTGCCAAAGGCGCGGGCGTGGAACTGAACTGGGTGGAAATTCCCTATCCTGTTTTCGGCTTCAATGAGGCCGGATATGATCCTTTTGACTCCGAACCGTTCTGGGACGGAAGCCCCCGCTAGGAGGTATGTTCATGATTCCTGTTACTCCTGTTGTCATTCCTGAACCATTTGCCGAAAACGGCGCCAAAAACACCATTCCCGACCAAAGTCCCGGCGGCACCAAGCCCAACGCTTCATGGAATACAGGCTTTCCGCCCATTACCATGCTCAACCGGAAGGCAGGGGGCAAGCCGCCCCTCGGGGCCGATTTCAACGGTATTCTGAATGCCCTGAGTCAGCATGCGTTTTTCACCCAGTCCGGCTGCATATTTCCCTGGCGTGGGAGCGAGGACGACTTTCCGGGGCTGAATTATCTGGTGGGCGCACATGTGCTGGGGGCGGACATGAAGGAATATATCGCCGTTCAGCCGTCCGGTCCGGATATCCCTGCTTCCGGCGGCGGATACGTCGGCCCCCGGGACCCCACCACGGACAGCGACCGCACCTGGTGGCGGCCTGCCGTGACCGGGGGCGACCTGCCCGAGTTCGACGGCACGACCATCAAGCTCATCAACGGCAAGTACGGTGTGCCGTTCGCACAGCAGTTCGGCGTCTACAGTGCTGCCGCGATGGGCGTCGTATCAGGCGACAGGGCAGTCACATCCGGTTCAATAAATGATGTGACGATACCCGGCGAGTACAGCATCGCCATCACGGGGGTGGACGATCTGCCCGTTTCGCTCGGCCAGGTCAGCAAAATGTCGGTTTATGGATCGGCCGCCAACACCGGCGCATCTTTTGCTCAGGGCACGACGCAGATACTGCGGGCCATACGCCCGAATTTCACCGGCACGGAAATCTGGTTCCGCCATGCCCGGGATACAAATGTCTGGGGCCCGTGGGAACAGGTGGGCGGCGCAATGCCCCATGTGCAGGCAAGCCTGCATGCCGATCTGACCTGCGCGGCGCAGACCGAGACCGTGGTGCCGTTTACGGCTGATGCCGGCGATACGGGCAATTTCGCAAACGGCGTCTATACCTGTCCTCGCGCGGGTCTTGTTTTCGCCATGAGCCTGGTGCGCGCCTACGGCATGGGCGCAAGCGTTGGGGGCGCGAGCTTCAATCTGCGCCGTGATCGCGGTGCGCAAAAAGGCAATCAGGCCGAGTACAACCCCAACTATACGCAGACCGCCGAAGTGACATTCAAGCCGTCCCCCATATTCGCGCTGCTGCCGGTGCTTGCAGGTGATAAAATCTATCTGTCGGCCTACTTCCAGTCACAGGCGCAACTGTCGACTGCGAATCTGACTTCCGCCGTCGACGGCACACACTATATCAACACGTTCAGCCTTGCCTATCTGCAATAAATAAGGAGAGACACATGCAGCTCGGATCTATTCTGGCATACAAATTCCCGCAGTTCGGCGGGATTGACGGCGCGTGGCAGGTACGCGACGACAGCAACGGCACCGGGCCATATATCGCGTTCTGGGACGCCAAGACGATAGGCCGGGGCATGCCCACGGAAGATGAACTGACGGCATGGGCGCAGGAGTATGAGGCCGCTTATCCGGCTGCCGTGCTCAAGGAGGCGCGGGCAGCCGGACTTGCACGATTCGACGCGGCCATGGCGGCCATCGACGCCGAACTGATACGCTCGACGACCGACATTGTGGCCGCCATGCTCACCCCCGCGACGCCGGCGGCTGACGATGACGCCGCGAGCGCCCTGAGCACCGACGATCTGGAGCAGAGCAAGGCCGTCTTCACGATGCTGCGGGCCATACAGGCGCAGAACCGCGCCCTGCGTGCGCAGGTGGCAGCAGCGGAAACCGTTGAAGAGGTGCAGGCCGTGGAGCCTGTCACAGTGGACAGGGCCGCGCTCGGAAGGGAGCCAGCATAA